CATCACAGAAGACTTGAGTTCCGTCTGGATCATCGTCCTTTAGAACTTTATTTTTTTTACCATCTTTATGTGCCTGTACACACCCCGGTATATTGATGATAGGGACACCGATATAGATTGTATCTGTTATCGATGGTACTTTTGGAATTGATACATGAGGAGAGTTTATCCATGTGTGTGGCACAGATGGAATCGCTAGTCCCCTTATTTCAACCTCAGATATTTCCATAAACAAGTGTCATCGCCTGTCGCAATTCTTTAGCATGATTTAATTCATCCTGTGCAATCTCAGCGATCTTTTTGTCAAGAGGATGGTATGCAAAATATTTAGTATATGTTTCATAGGCATGCTTCTCTATCTTCATGTTGATGTCATAAGCGTCCATAGGATCAATGAGATAGTAAACAACCATGATCCAATAATAAAGTAGAACAAGATGCTTGGCAAAGAACCTATCGATCCAATGCTTATTACCTTCCCTAAGTTCCATTTCCTCCAAATGTTCTGTTTCATTTAATGCTTGGTAAAAATGTTCCTTCATTAAGAATACATGTTCCTCACCTCGAAGTCCAAGACTTTCACGAAAGTGTAACACACTGATGAAAGCAAAGTAAGGTGCTCTGGCGATCACTTCAAGAACCCAGAACCTCTGGAAATCTCTACCTCTGTAGAGGAAGTCTAAGATATAGATTGTGGTATCTAAGACGAATGTGTTTAGTTTTTTCATATAAGTATTTATGCTTACATGAATGAAATCCCTTCTTCGTCTTTCAAATCTCTATCCAAATCTGGAAGATGTGGTTCTACCCAGTGATCTTTGTTGTCGATACCTGCTGCTTCAACATATCTCATAATATGTTGATCGACTTGCTTGAATACATCATGGAGATTCAAATCCATACGTATATCATGTGCAATTTCTGCTATTTGTTTCTCTGTGAGACAATGGTCTGGGTGAAGAAGATCACAGCAGGGTATTCTCTTCTCGATAAGTTCGTTCAAATTTATACGAACTTCGTAGTCTTGGTAAACTGGCATACTTAATATGTACTATACTTATATATTAGCAGTTTTTATTCAAATCTTCTGCCATGTTACCACCTATTTCAGCACCTTGATTACCACCAAACATTGCTACCCATCCTGCTGCTACCCATCCTACGAATGGTATAGTGCTAAGACTGGGTGCTGCTGCTGCACCAACGCTAGTGCCTACAAGTCTACCTGTTCCTTCTGCTGACCCGATTGCTTTGATACATTCTTCTGATCTTGCTGCTGTTATCTCCTTTGCTTGTTCATGAGTCAAACCTGCAGGTTGTTCTAACCATGATCTATGATTAGATACTGAACCACCTTGGTTAGTCTGACCATCCATGAAGTATTCTTCTGCTATCGAAGTTTTATTTGTTGCTAATCCTAAGAAACCACCCTTCTCTTTGATGTCCTTAGTAATATATGCAGTCTTAGGATCATTTGCTTTGTATGAAATAGCATATCCTTCCTCTGATACACTCACTTTATATGATGTGTAAGGACCTACAGGTAAATCCACTGATGGTAGTGGTGCTTCTTTTTCCCTTGTGGCAATGTATCCTATCATACCAATATGTGATACAGCGAATAGACTGCCCACTACACCTAATGATATCCATTTTATCTTATTCATTTTACTTCAGAATCTTGTCGCCTGTATTTATACCAAGTCCTATCTCTGGATATTCATGCACCCAATCAATATTGTATTGTCTTTTTCTTTGACTAATAGTGCTCACTCCTATATCTGTTAGGTCAATAAAATATATTTGTTTATCCTCTTTACTTATTATAAAATTTTCTAAAGTATATCCTAATACTGATACCGGATTTTCTGAACACACTAAGTCTTCATATATTATATCTTTGTACAGATATCTTTTTTCATGTGTTATTTGTTTACCTTTTATATAATCCATATGAATTGTCAACACATTTCTATAGACATTGAATTCAAAGTTAGGTATCTTAACTCTGTTGTAATTATATTCTCTTAGTTTTTTCAAGCATTCAACTTGATGTTCTAAATGTCTAGAGTCATAAGAGACAGTGTGCACCATCAAAAGACTTTTATGCACAATATTTGGCATTTATTTTGTATCAGGGACAATTTTTACAGGACCTGATTCAATCCTAATAGTCTGAGCAGGAGCAGTCTCTGATGCTTTAGCGATAAGGAACTCCATATCCTTCTTACTTATGTTAGCACTACCTCCATCAGCACCATTCTTTTTCTTACCTGACGCTTGGACGCCAAAAGTAGCTAAAGTTCCTGTGAAGACCGAAGCTATGAAAGTTGGATCAAGTTTTTGCTCTGGTATGTTGAACGCTGCAGGCAACTTGACATATGCTAAAGTTAATATTCCTGCAGACCATACAAGAACAGCGAGTCTAACAATTGTAGATAGAAAAGCGAGTTGCTCTTCCTTGTCATCAATACTCTCTTTGATTTTACTGATGATATTTTTGGGTTTTTCTTTTACTTCTGCCATGATAGTTTATTTGCTGTAGTATATATGATATAATTATTCCCATGGTCGAGTATTAAATTCTTCGTGCCACTCGTCATATATCCATTGAGTATAGTTCTTTCCAAATGCATAATCTTTTTCTGATAGATCTTGCATATCACTCATCCATTGATCCTCTAGTCCTTCATATCTAGGTGCCTTGGTTCCCATTTCGGGATAGTAACAATTATTATGGAGACTATTAATTTTACAATCTAAAAAGTTTTCTAAAGGTTCTATATCACCACCCCACAGATCCTCCATGACAATAGGAAGAGTTGGAAAATGTTCTGCATACTTACGATATATCTGAACGTAAGAAAACTTAGATGAATTATATTCCTCTTTCTTTAATAAATCTTTCCAGTAATCAATACTATTAAAACGTTGTCTTATAAATCTCCACTCAAATCTCGATCTTGGATCCCTGTTATCCCATTGTTCGACCATACCACTATTACGTTTCACGTTAGTTTTATAATGTGAAGAAGTCTCAGAGTAACCTCTTCTAACAGGATCTCTAAAGATCATGATTACCTTCACATCAAAATTTTCTTTTAGTATTGGGGCAATCTCTGATATAAATTTAGAACTTAATTCAGCATTGTTGTTACTAAAATCACTAACATAAGGACGATCATCATTAGATAATAGTTTGTAGTATTCTACAAAGTTATCTAACGTGGTGTCTTTTGAAAATAATAATTTTGAATTTTTTAATTTTGATTCAGATTTTCTACCGATATATTCATTATATTTCGGACTCCTTTTATACTTCCAAGTATAAGGATCTCTATTTGCTATCCAATCTAGTGTCTCTGGTTCTTTTGATATCCCACTGCTTATAATTTTGTGCGATCTTAGTGTCTCATACAGAGGAGTTGTAGCAGACCAACCTATACCTGTGCCAAAAAGTAACTTAGGTTTCAATTACAAAGGAGATGAAGGTAGAACTGGTCCTGTGGTATCAGGTAAAGATGGTAACATACCTTCTCCACTTAGGACATCGGGAAGTGATCCAGTAACACTTTCCATAACTTTTGATTTAATTCCATCAAGTATGGACGCTCTGTTGACATATACGAATACACCACTACCGACAACGGCACCAGATATAACGAAAGACGAAATAGCGAGTACATTAATTAGTTTTTGCATAAGAATTTTCTATTTTGTTTTTTATATAGTCTTGAAAAGCAAGTTCTATATCAATAGGATTAGCATCTAACTTTGTAGATGGATTCTCATCCTGAGTCCAAAAATTACAGAACTCATAGACATGTCTTGGAGATTGATCTAAGTATGGAGTGAGGGCACGAAATACTTTCTGCCTAAGTCTCATCCTTTCATCTGAGTGTGTCCAGTCATTCATGTCAGAGTTCGGTTCTGATAAAGTTTTCCGCGTCCAAGACGACCAATGGTTTTTTTCCATTTTTCTTCATAATAAGAATAGGTTCATAGTCACCAGAGTTTTCAACTGCCTGCTGATATGCATCCCAAACATTGAGTTTCTCTTGGTTCTTACATTCTACACTAAAAGGGAACTTTTGTCTAGCATCTCTTGCCATTATCAGGTCTTCCCCACCTGCACCCATACTTCTTGACTCAATGTCTTCGGGGTGTACATTCCTATGTTCAATGAGCATGTCTCTTACCCACTGTTGTAGTCTCCTACCCTTCGCTTTTGCACTCTGTGTTTTCATCTTGAGTTAGTTCAAAGTAATCAATCTCATAGTCTAGACCATCGTATTCATATTCATCATTCATAATTTGTACTGACTATAAGTGCAATGGTTATTACAAAAATGATTTTTATTATCCCATGCCTTTTGAAGACTGGTATAAAATTGATTTCTTAATATGTTTCTTATAGTATATTTATGTAGTGATAGTGATTCAATACCACCTGATTCTTCTATTAATGGTACAACAGTACTAACAAATGATTGATGCTTTTTATTATTAATCAAAGATAAATCTGGAGTTGGATCTCTATCAATAAAGTAATTTTTGTAAACTGTATAGAATTGTTTAGGCATCAGACAGCATGGATATATGATACCTTCCGGTGTTATTTCTATCATTCCCGTAGATTCTCCAAACAATTTACAATAATTGTGTGGAGTTCCGTGATCAGTTTTTGGCACGACATCTTTACCATCAGCA